GATCACTATTCTTTACATTTGCCAAGTCTTGAATATCACCTTCTAGCTCGTAAATAGTATGGTGATAATCTGTAGGTTCCATCTCATCTGGAGAAGAAACTGTCTTACGAAGCAATTGTGGAAGCTCAAAAGCATCCCACATCCAGCTCCAATTAGAGGGATTAATAAGAATATATCCTGTAGAGACTTCCGTTCTATGAAAAGAGGTAGTCATAGGACTTCCAGGGTATACAATATTTCGCTGAGTATTACTATGTGCGTGTAAGTCTCCAGAGAAAACTACTGGAAAGTCCTCGAATCTGTCTAAGTCCACCTCTGGCTTGACATGAGGAGGAATCTCTCCACGAACATGAGTAAACAGCGGATAATTTGTATTAAACTTTTCAATACTGTCCTTTCTATGAAGATCGGCATAAGGTAATATACCAAACTGCATATCAGGATCAATATAAGAAATATCTACTATGTTGACTAAAGGATTAATATCTCTAGTAACTTGCTTTAATTGTGTAAAAAATGTCTTGTTCTTTTTAGTAGCTTCATGGTTACCGTCATAGACAATAGTAGGAATCTTTACTTCCCGAATAAACGAGAAGTAAAGTTCCAACTCTTCCATGTTCGGCAGACGGTCAAAAAGATCACCACCAATAATGTGCATGTTGCACTGCTTTTCCAAAGAATAAATCTGTTGAAAAAATAACTTGTAGCGGTTTAATGCCCACTCGCGTGGAACATTCTTTTGACCTAGCTTTAAATGCCAGTCTGCCGTAAAAAGAATCATGAAATGGCGAACTCTTTATCGAGTGCTTCTTCGTCAATTTCATTTGTATCTACTTCGCGTACACGATCCAGCAACTCTTTCTGAGCGTCTGGAGTGGGGCGAGGCATAACATCGTCCATAGACTTGAGAGCTTCTACAATAGCTAACTCGTCGTCGTCTAGAGCACGAGGCTTACACTTCAGTACTTGAAGCTGATACTCGACATTATAGGGTAGTGGGCCAGTCTTGACTCGCTTGAACTTAACATCCCAGCCAGTCTCTGGATCAGTAGGATCGCCTAGATCTTCAGCAGCCGTAAGGATTTGCTCCCACAACTTCTTCTTGAGATTGACAATCTTAACTTCGCCATTGTGAAGACCTTGCATCACATAGCTCCAGCCACACTTCAGATCGGGATAGTATTCACGAACCCAATCTTTTTCTTTGTTATTAAACCGCTCTTCATTACGGTCAAAAGAAAGACACTCCAGAGGAATGTTCTTGTCATTTTCACCAGTAACCCAGTAGACGTATCGAGCGAGAATGTCGCCAACGAGACGAATAGAGTTATCACCATCTACATAAGTATAGCTGCTGATACTTGATTTTTGAGCGGAACCCTTTGATTTGTTAAAGCTTAATGCCATTTTGTTTTCTCCTGTGGGACTTCTTCGTATAAAAAATGAAGTTTATCATCTTCAATATAAAGTAGCCTATCTTCTGTGTTATTTAAGTGTTCAAAAGGATCTATTGGGAGTTCCAAAAGATCTAGTGTAATATCGCCAGAGGCGAAGTATTTCCCTAAAGAACGCATACTTGCTAGTGCTAAGTATACTGCTATATCTTGTCGAGAATGTCTAAACGAATTGTATAAAAGAACATCTGGATGTATAAGAAACGATTCACCACTAAAATTTATATCATAGTATTTGTAAATCGGATCGTACTTATTCCGGGGTATACTATCCTTGACTAACATTTCAAATATTGTAAAAATACCTGATGGTTGGCCTGCAGTGAGTAAAAAGATCTTTTTCCAATCGTATAGAAGCATATATTATACTAAAAAATAGAGCGTATGTCAAGAACTATTTTTCTATCCTATATTTGTGAAATTTTCCATCCCTGTTTCATGTAGAATCCCATTCTATTAGAAGCCTGCTTTCTAGCAGTGTTTCCTTTTAAATGTATATCTACAACTACAGGGGTCTGCTTTCCTTCTTGTTCTCGGATGACTCTTCCGACGAGCTGGGTGAGGAGTGGCTCGTTGTTGATAGGGGTACCGAGTATAAGGACAGATAGGGCATTAACTGATATGCCCTCACTAAATATCGCTTGAGTTCCGAATAAAATTTCTTTTGTTCCATGATTTATCTCATCTATAAGCGTTTCTCTTTGCTCATGCGGAACCTCACCCGTAACACAAATTGCTTTTTCTCCGACCAATTCAGCACAGTGTTGTAGAAAGTGCACTCGATCAGATACTACCAACACCTTATGCCCTTGAGCGGCGTAAAATGCTGCAAGCATCGCTACTGTGTGACGGTACTCTTCGTTGTTCGCTAGAGCTGTTACACGATTTGCCCAAGGTATTCTTGCTCCGTCCATAAATCGTATTTCGGACTTTACAATATCTACTTTTGGCGTCATAAAGTTTTCTTTTGGCGGTTTAAATACCTTACTGCCAAAATAGTCCCGAAATACTACATGCTTGCCATCTTTTCTTTCTATCGTTCCTGACAGTCCGATCTTATAGCGTGCATAGTTTGTGTCGATAACTTTGGAAAAAGTTGGACTACTCACATGATGCATTTCATCCAATATAATTGTTCCAAATTCCTTTCTAATCTTCTGAATGTTGCGGTATAAACTCTGGGTGTTCCCAATTACGATAGGAGCGTCAAGATCAAACTTTCCGCTGCCTATGATGCCTGGTGTAATTCCATAGACTTTCTCCACTTCTTTTGCCCACTGATTCCGTAGAGGAACTGTGTGCACAATAACAAGTGTTTTTTGTCCGAGTTTTCCGGCTATCGCCAACCCCGTAAAAGTCTTACCCCAACTTACCCATGCGTTTATTATGCAGTTGTCATCAAGCTCGTTATAAACATCCTGTTGGCTCTGTCGTAATTCAAACTTAAATTCTGGAAACTCTTCAGGCTTGTTTATTCGTCTATCGACAACTTCATAATCATCTGGGATTAAATCTACTCTTCCAATAGGAATAGTAACCAAGTCCTCTCGAACTCGTGCCATATTTTTAATAACAATAGGTGGATCTTTAGGGTTAGGCGAAGGAATTTTGTATGTGAGTTCTTTACTTAAAAACTCTTTATATTCTCTCGTTACTTCTAAATAAATCCTGTTACTTATTACAGCTTTCATAGACCCAGATCTGTTTTTGCGGTTATATACTGTTTGACAAATTCACTTCGTACAATATCTTTTATATCAAAGTCAATAAAGTCAAACACCTCCATAGCTTTCAAGACTCGTACAAAGTCTTTCAAACCATTTTTTGCTAAATCTGCTTGGCGAAAGTCACCACAAAAGATAACTCTACATCCTTGACCCATTCTAGTGATAATAGAGTCTAATTCGTGAAAACTCATGTTTTGACACTCATCAATCAGAATTATTGCATTTCGCAATGTAACTCCTCGAATAAAAGAAGTAGTCATAAAATGTACTAATCCTTTTGTTTTGAGTATCTCGTATGCGTCTCCTCGCTGGAAAAGTTCGATACAAATATCTTTGTAAGGTTCTTCATAAACTGAAGCCTTCTCTTTTTCATTTCCAGGTAAGAATCCTATGTCTCTAGTAGGTACAGCACTTCTTATAATTACTAGTTTTTCGTATAAACCTTTCGTCATATCATCAAACGCTAAGTAAGACGATATAAACGTTTTTCCAGTTCCTGCTACTCCATGCAGCATTAGGTTTTTAGTACTCTCGAAAGCCACTACTTGGTTTTTAGTGAGTGGTTCGATCTCTTGTAAATCTAAGTTTGCTCCCGCAAGAGTCTTTCTTTTTCTAGCCATAAATTTATACTTTTCTTCGAGTGTCCTTTAGTTTTTCTTCGGAGTACTCATATAATAACCAAGGCAATCCGCCGATGTGTAAAACTCCTGCCCAAGTCATTTCTTGAGCGGGAGGTCTTGGTACAGTAAAAGGAAAATTAACATCCTTTAACCATATAACAGAAGCTACTTCTTTCAACTCTATTTTTCGTATCTTGTAATATTTTAATGCAGCATTGATTGTTTTTTGATAAATAAAGGGAGTACCATTACTATCAATGAAACATTTTTTATTCGTCTGCTTTAATATTCCAATTAGCGAGTCTATAGAGTGTTTAAGTGCTAACAGCTCTGTAAAAGGGGTTTGTAACCGACGTATGCCCAGACTTAGTCCAGGCATATTTTTATCGTCAACTACTTCATTATCTAGAAATAATATACCATCTACACTCTCCCAGTTACTATTAGGGAGAATAAAGACTGGAAACTTGATCTTCTTTATTTCTCTGTAAGTAATTATCACTGTTCATACATTTTTGCAAACTTACCCATAGAGTAGTCCTCTCCAACTTCAAAGTCACACCCTACTGGAGCGCCTGATATAGAGATTCCTCTGTCTAATTGTATAAACTTTTCCAGAACTTCTGAGTAAAAGTCTATCTCGTCATCGGGTACTTCTGCAAGGATTGAGTCATGTACAAGTGCAAAGATTCTTGCTTTCATGCCTTGAGACTTTATAAACTCTCCCATATCAATAGCTCCTAGAAGGTTGATATCAGAAGCAGCAGACTGCACCAGAAAATTAAGACCAGACCTAATGCTATGACTCTTGATGCCTGCGTCGGTCGATGAGACATTAGGCAATCTCCTTTTACGGCCAAAGAAACTATATATGAATCCATTGTGTTCAATGAACTTCTGATTATCGTCAATCCACTTTCTTAGTTTGTGGAAAGATTTAAAATAATCATCAATAACTTCTTTTGCCTCTTGCTGGCTAAAATAGGTTCCAGAATCTTTAGTAACTTGTTCACTAATCTTCTTCGGCCCTGCGCCATACATAATACCAAATGTCACTGCTTTTGCTGCTTGACGTTGTGTAGGATACATCTCTGCAACCTTTTCGACATCACAAGACAACTTAAATACTGTCTTTGCAATTGTACTGTGAAAGTTACCCCCGCTACGAAACACATTCATTAGTGCTTCATCATTCGCAAGTTTTGCAGCAACATATACTTCTGCTGTAGTTAAGTCCATAGCTACAATCTTATGACCTGGGGCTGCTTTAATACACCCTTTTACAATAGGATTATCTCTAGGCAACTGCTGCATATTCAACTTACCACTACTTGATAGACGGCCAGAAGTTGTGCCATGCAGATTAAAATTTGTTCTTAAACGCTTGTCACGATCTAGCTGAGGAATAATCTTATCAAGATAAGTATTCTTAATCTTAGACTTCTGACGAATATCGAGAATAAGTCCCGGCACCTCTGATTGAGCTTCTAATTCTTTTAATACTTCGGCATCCGTAGAGTCTGCCCCAGTACCTGTTTTCTTGCCAGTAGGACGAAGTCCGAGCATATCAAATAACAACTTACGAAGTTGCATTGTACTGTTCGGATTGAAGTCCTTATTTTGTATCTCTTCAAACTTACGAATTTTTGGATTTTCATATAAAGTTTCGATAGCTCTATCAATATCATGCTGCATTAGTACTTGGGACTTTTCCAATCGTATTCTATCGAAAGGGACACCATTATCTTGGGTATCTGTCAAAAATCTACAACCTGGGATAAGAATGTTTTCGTATACCCAAGCCAACTTCTTGTTCTGCTTAATTTTTACAAACTTCTCGTAAATTAAGAAAGTGCATAAAGCATCCATAGCAGCATATGTTTTCATTACGTCAAAAGGAATTGACTGCCATTGAAAGTCTCCCTTCAATACGCCAGTTTCTTTTCGGTACTGTTCGATCCAATCGTACATTGGCTTTTCGTAGTCTCCATAGGGAGTATACTTTAGCGATAACTGTTTAAGGCCGTGTCCTCCGGGATTCTCGTCTATGAGGTAATGGAGCAACATGGTGTCTTCAAAGTTTGGAAACTTAAAGTTAAAGTGGTACTCAAAGAATGCCATATCAAACTTAGCATTATGAAATACTACAATCTTCTCTTTGAATAACTTTTCTAGTAATGATTCTATTTCTTCATCGAAGCACTCTGTATCTATGTATGCGGCTTTTACCCCATCATACGATAGAGACATGCCAAGCATATGGCCGTTACGTGGATAAAGTCCTGTGGTCTCGGAGTCGAGAGCAATATACGCACCTTCGTGTTTAATTGCGTCCCGAATGAAATCTTTTGCTTTCTCCGTGTCTTGGATACCGAATGCAATGCTATCATCTATAATAACCTCTTCAATTTCGCCTCTAATATAAGCAATGATACTTTCTTTTGAGGACTCCCAAGTATTCCGGGCTTCTGGCTTAAATGCCAACATAGCTGGATTAATTACTGGTAAATACTTGCTTTCTACTTTTTTACCTGAGTACTCTGTTACAGAAGTAATTTTAGTAAAGTACTTCAAAGCATCAGAGCCTACTAGAATAATCCAGTCGTACAATTCTGTATCAATCTGAATATCACAATCTCGCTTGAGTACTTTTTTAAGAGTAGGATCAGAACATAGCTGATACTGGTCAAAGTCAAAAGCGTGGTCAAATTCTGTTTTAAAGTTGGTTCTGCTTGGTTTGGTTTCTATTAGAGCAACCCTTGGGCTCGTCATATACATACTCCTATGCGTATAGTTTTTTCTTTAGTTTATCTACCTGTGATTCTGTTAGTCCTCCTGGGTCTGTGTCAGGAATATTTACATTTACTGTCAGTAAGTCTATTCTCTCACACATATCCTTTACATTTACAGCGGCGGACTGTCCCGCTTCATCACCATCAAAGAAGATTACTGCTCGCTCTACTCCTTGTAGTCTAAGAATAGATAGCTTATCTTCATTAATATTCCTTGTGCCAAAACAACATACTGCATTTGTTAAACCTTTATCATGTAAGTTTATCATATCAAAGATACCTTCTACTAGAATTATCTTTCCTTTGACAGACTTAACATTAGAGGGGAAAAGAGGCATAACGGCTTGGGGAGGATATATTAAATACTTTGGCCTTTCGGTCATAGTCATATGTCTACCATTAAATGCTACTACTTTTCCCGTAATGTCACGGATAGGAAAAACGATCCTGCCGTTGAAACTCCTATCATGATGTAAGAAGGCTTCAAATTTTGAATA